GCTAGAGATGTTTGCCATATATACGATCCAGCTTGGTTTAGCCAAGGTCGTGGTACACCTAGTGTAGCTAATGCAATTTTAGATTGGTACGACTTAGCAGAAACCAGAGATGCTGAAAAACTGGCTCAAAAAATAAATAGCTCTATCAGCTTAATAGAAAGCAATGAATCTGGACGCTTTGACGCTGGTAACGCTTTAATTAATCCACAAGGGCAAGCTGGTAAGAACTTACAGACTCAGTTATTTGAGGGTGGTATGATTCGCTACATTAAGAATGGTGGCAATCTAAAGGCTCACGACTCAGCACGCCCTAGCGATGGTTGGCTAAAATTCACTAAGCAAATAGAGCAAGGTGCGTTTTATGGGTTAGGCTGGCGTAGAGAGATGCTAGATAGCTCAGATGTAGGTGGTGCTGGTGTGCGTGCATTCGTTAGAGATATTAACGATAGCATTAACGACAGATGCGAAATACTTAAAAAGCATCGTAAAAAGATACTGGCTTATGTTATCGCCAAAAGAGCAAAGCAAGGTATGTACAAGCTACCAGAAGATTGGTTAAACTTTGGATTTACTAAACCAAGAGAGTTTATTGTAGATGAGGGTAACATACGCAAAGCTGACTTAGAAGATTTAAAAGCTGGGCTATTAAGTGAAGTAGAGATTTTATCTAAGAGGGGCTTAGACCCAGATGAGTTTTACAAAAAGCGTGCAGAGGGGTTGGTACTTAAAAAGGAAATAGCAGAAGAGTATAAATTAGATTTGCGTGAGCTTGGTACTGTTGAAGTTAAGGGCGACCAGCCAAGTCTATTAGATGTTACAGAAGAAGAACCTTTAATAGAAAAGATTGGAGTAGGTGGCGTACAAGCATTATCTAACTTACTTAATACATTTGCAGAGGGTGGCATAACATCTGAACAGCTAGAAGTTATACTGGTATCTGTATTTGGCTTTGATCAAGATAAGGCATCTGAAATAGCTAAACAAAATGGTGGGCAAAATAGCGTTAATATCTAAAATTAAATTTAACAATGAGTGAAAAAACTAATCAATTTGAAGTGCTACATAGTGCAAGCGTTACTGGTTCATCTAGTACAATAGATATACCACACAAGACTGAGTACATTACAGTTAGTGTAGTAGGCAATGATGGCGTATGGGTAACAGATACTAGTGGGAATAAATTACTAGCAGTACCAGCATTTCAGTCTGGTGACGATTCTAAGAAAAGTTTTGTAGCTTTACCACTAGCTGGTATAAGCATAAAAGTTTCTTTAGATTCTGGTACAGCTAATGTTTATGTTACTAGATTTTTTGCCCAGTAATGCTCAATATACTTAAAGGCTTAACTAACATACCAAGCACTTTATGTTTAGGTGCATCGCCTAGTTATGTCGAACCAACTTACGATTGGAAGAACGACACAGCCCTAAAGGGTATGTGGTCAGTATATGATATAAAAGACGATGGTAACGACATACTGGGGGCTGTACAAGGTAATGGTAGTATAACCAATATGACCAGAACAGAGTACGAGGGTATTAATAGTGCTGGTTATTCTAGTGGGTTAGTTGATGTTATGTACTTATATAACCAAGCAGTAGGTGGCTCTGCTAGGTATGCTAGTAGGTTAAGGCAAACGCAATCCACCACATCATATAGACCATCTATTGCTTACGCACCTTACAATAGGTTTGATTATGTGCAGTTTAATACTAGTGGGCAATATACTGGCGAGTCTCTAGAGGTCAGCCAAAGTGATCTTACTGTAAAAATGGACGAGGATTTTACAATAGTTGTAGTTGCCCAAAACCAAGATCAAGCAAGTGACATTTATTCAAACTATCCATTTATAGGTGGCTTTCATTACGCAGAGTCTATGGGTAATAGTGTAAATGACGACTTTAGGGGGTTACACGAGACAGACGCTTATGGTTATTTACTTAATGCTAGATCACACGACAGCACTACCAGTACCCAAAGTGCTAGTAGTTTAAGCACATCTTTTTCTAATACTGCTTACCAGACTATCGCTGGTACTTTTACATCTGGTAGCAATGATACTTGTGATTCTAGGTCACTTTATGTAAATGGTAACCATATTAATACAAATAATAATGATGTATTGAATGTAGGTAGTGGCACTAATAGCAATGTGTATTTTGCAGTAGGTGCTAGAAGAGGTGGCTATGGAGGCAACGCAGACAGAATAACGATGAAATTAAAAGCAGTATTACTTTATGATAAAGTATTAACAGCTGATGAAATAACTACAATTTATCAAGAGTTACCAGATTTAGTAGGATTATAAAAATGGAAGAAGAGCAACAAACTTGGTACTATATAATTTACGACACTTACGAGGAAGCACTAAGTAGAAGTACGCAGTACCCTATTGTACTTACAATAGATGAGAAATACGCTTTAGATGTAACTGAAATGACTGACTTAACAGAAGCAGAATTAGCATCTAGGGTAAATGAAATAACACCTAATTTGACACATCATAACATTGTATAATATGGCTAAATGGTTTGATATAAAGGCTTACACCGATGGTGGAGATAAGGAGAAGAAAACTTATAATTCTATCGACTTATACATTTACGATGAGATTGGTGGCTATGGCGTACAAGCTAATACATTTGTTAAGGCACTAAATGAATATAAGGACGCAGATACTATTAATGTACGCATTAACTCTGGTGGTGGTAGTGTTATTGCTGGGTCAGTTATTTACAACGCACTAAAACGCCACAAGGGTAAAGTGATTACTTATATAGATGGCTTATCAGCATCTATGGCTAGTGTTATTGCTATGGTCGGTGATGAGGTGCGTATGGCTGAAAACGCATTGCTTATGATACATAACCCTTGGACACAGAGCCAAGGCGAGGCTGACGATTTAAGAAAAGAAGCAGACTTACTAGATAAGATTAAAGAAACTTTACTAACAGCATACAAGCGTTCAAATTACACAGAAGAAGAGCTAAGTGAGCTTATGGACGCAGAGACTTGGTTTACTGCTAAAGAAGCCTTAGAGGGTGGTTTTATTGATGTTATTGAGGGTGCTACTGAAAAGGTAGCGTGGTCACGCATTAAGGATTATGATTTACCAGCTAATAAAAAAGAATTTGTTAATGCTGAGTCAGACTCTAGCAAAGTAAGCAAAGAGGTGAGTAAAGCACTATCTGGTAAATTAGCTGAGCATAAAGAAGAGGTTGGTAAAGATAAGAGAAAGCAGATCACTTTAGGTAAGTTAAAGATTTCATACAACAGAGGTATTGGTGCTTATAAAACTAATCCAGATAGCGTAAGACCAACAGTAAAGACACCAGAGCAATGGGCAATGGCTCGTGTTAATTCTTTATTGTACGCTTTGCGTAACTTGCGTTACAGAAGTGGTAAGCACGACACAGACTTACTACCAGCGTCTCACCCTATGAGTGGTAAGGATAAAGAAAAGAATTTAGTAAACGAAGAGACTTATAACGATTACCCAGAGTCAGCTACTAACAACGCTAAGAGAGCGTTAAAATGGAAAGAGGAAAATGGTAGTAGCTGTGGCACACAAGTCGGTTGGACTAGAGCTTTGCAATTATCACGCAAAGAGAAAATTTCACGAGATACCATTGCCAGAATGGCGAGCTTCAAAAGACACCAACAGCATAAAGATGTACCTTACTCTGAGGGCTGTGGTGGTCTAATGTGGGACGCTTGGGGTGGTACAAGTGGCGTAGAGTGGGCTATCAGCAAACTCAAACAAATTGACAACTCAACATACAATAAAATTATGGAAAGTATAAAAGAAGTATTAGAAGATACTGAGGTTGAGGTAGAAGCAACTGAATCAGCTGAAACTGAAGTAGTGGCATCTGTCGAAACTGAAGTACAAGACAATGTTGTACTAGAGCCAGTCGCTGAAGTTGCAGAGGTTGCAGAAGATTCTTTAACTGAGGTTAAAGATTCACTAGAAGCCACCCAAGCACTTGTAAGTGACTACAAGGCAAAGGTAGAACTTTTAGAAACTGAGATCGAAAATAAAGAGGCTCAGTTTCAGTTGGACATAAAAGCACTAGAAGAAAAACACGAGCTAGAATTAGCTGAAGCTAAAGCAATTAAAGATGCTGAAGTTTCTAAAGCTAGTGCTGAGGTATTAGCGTCTATTGGCGTACAAGCTACACAAGAGGTAGAAGAAACAGTAGAAGAAAAAGCTGATACACCAGAAGATTTTTGGGCAGAGTACAAGAGCTTATCTATTGACGATAAGAACGAGTGGTATGCACAGAACAAGCATAGAATAGGTAAGTAACCGATTCACAAACATTAATTAAATTAAATACATAAAATATTATGGCTAATACAATATCTGGGGTAAACCTAGCAGAAGTAGCACAAGAGAGCTTACCAGCATTACAGAGCTTGTTCGCACCTCTTGGCTCTATTCTCACAGATTTCTCTACTGACATCGCTCAGTCTGGGGAGTCTGTTACTACACGATTCGCAACTAAACCACAAGCAAGTGATTTGACTAATGGCTATACTGCGACTGATGTAGCAATGACAGCTAAAACAATCAGCTTGAACAGCTTCCAAGGGTTTGTTTACAAATTCACAGACGCAGAGCGTTCAAAAAGTGCAATCAATCTTGGTAACCTTTTCTTAGAGCCAGCTGGACAAGCATTGGCTGACAAAGTATTTGGTGACATCTGGGACTTGATCAACCAAACTAACTTTGCTACTGAGCAAGTTGAAGCAGACGCTGACAACTTTGTACGCAATGATCTAGTAACTATTGGTGCTACACTTTCAAATACTTTGAAAGCACCTAAGAGCAATAGATTCTTAATTGCTAACCCATCTTACTATGGTGGATTAATGAAGTCTCTTAGTGGATCAGCTGACATCTTAGGTCAAACATCTGATTTTGCAGAGGGCAAACTACCTAAGATTGCTGGATTCGATATTCACGAGTCTAACCTATGTGACGACAACAACGACAACTTACAAGCATTCGCTGGTCATAAATCTTCTCTATTGTTCGCTGGTCGTGCAGTAGACTCAGAGGGTGCAGAGCAAGCTGGTGTAGAGGTTGAAAATGTGGTAATACCAGAGATTGGGTTACCAGTACAATTCAGACGCTTCTACAACCCAGCAGAGGGTACATTGAATTTCTCAATGGGCTTACTCTATGGCGTATCAGCTGGTACTGGTATGGGTGTAAGAGTTGTATCTGCTTAATTGTTAGATTAACATTTACCAAAAGCCCCACTTTTACGAGTGGGGTTTTTTTGTGTAACTATGCGTAGCTAAATTGACCAATAGGGTATAATAAATACTATAAAATTATATTTCGTGTGTGTGGCACGAATAGTGTAATAATAAGTTAGCAAGCCATCTAGGTTATCTTAGGTGGCTTGTTTATTTTGACACGCCAATAAATACTGTGAGCGACTTTCTGGATATAATTACAAGGGGCTTAGATGTAGCCACAAGTGAAATGGGTGAAACCTTTAGCTTATCTGGAACTGACTACAAGGGCGTATTTAGTGGCATAGAAAGTAAGGTAGACTATGAGGGGCTGTCTGGTTACGACACAGAAAAAGAATGTGATCTATCTGTATCCAAAACACAGCTTGCTACTGTCATTGCTATTAATAGTAAGATAACCAGAGCAGATAATACTGTATGGGTAGTTGTAGAGTCTAGCTCAGCTGACGATAATAACTTTGATTACCGACTAAAGCTAGAAGAGTAATATGGGTGTTAAGGTTAAAGTAGATACCAATTTACTAAAGGTTAAGATAAGAACGCTACTTGCAAAAACTAAGAAAACTGAAAAAGAGTTTGTTAAAGAGCAAGCCAGCTTAATGGCTGAAACAATAGTAAGAGCTACGCCACCATTTGTGAACTACACACCATTTAAAGGGTCTATGGGTACTAAGGCTGATTTGATGCAAGGTAAGTCTGCCTTACTGAAAGATATGAGTAGCGTGCTTGGCATAAGAGATGAAAGCTATATAAGATTCTTAAATAAAAGATTTAAAAGTGAGACTAATATAAAAGGCACTTTAAGTGGGTCTAAAGGTAAATATACTATTAACTCACCATTGGTTACACTTAACACAGCTAAGGCTAGAAAGTATTACGAATCAAAAAGAATGGCTGGTGGTAGACCATCTAAGAATGTTAGCACAGATAAATGGTCAAAGGCATTTGTCAGTAAAAAGGTTTTTGACGCAATATATAAAGATAAGTTTTATTCATTGGGAATAGCTAAAGCATCATTCGCTAAAGCTGTCGTTAAACTGAATCCTAAAAAAAGAGTTAATAAATGGATTAAAGAGCATTTCAGTAAAGTTAATACAAGCATAACTGAAAAAAGGACAAAGGGCTATTCAGTTGTTATACAAGCTAAAGCTAAGGGTTTGCAGTATGTTACTAATAAGATTAATGGATTTGCTAAATTTAGAATCCAACTAGCTGAGAAAAGGTTAAGAATGCAGTACAGAAAAATGATTCGCAAAAGTGGATTCAAGAGATAGTTTGACACGATAAACATTACTATGGCTAAACTGGTTACATACGCATTTGAAAACGAGCTAGAAAAGGGCTTTAAAGAGGCTATCAATAATTCTGATGTAAATGTACTTATACCAGACGATGATACTACTGAAACGCCATCTAGCTATATTTACATTGAAGCTGAGATTGGCGAGCCATTAAGTGATGAGCGAACTAATGCAGATGGTCACTATGACCACTTTGAGGCTGACTTGTCATTTGAGATCGTAACGAATAGATTAGATCAAACAACTGTACCTAATGACCCAGATGAAAGCAGTAGCACAGTTTCTAATTTCCACGACTATATGCTAACGCTAGTACGCCAAGCATTAGATGGTACAGCTAGTGCAGTTACGACAGCGTTTAATGATGAGCCATTGGCTGTTGTTAAGATCGTACCAGAAAAGTCTGAGCGTTCAAAAGATGAAGATGAGCGTACAACTGTTTTACAATACAAGATACAATTTATAGTTAAGGTAGAGACTTAACAATTTGACACACAAAATATATATAGATTATGAGCATACCAAGTGGCACAAGTAGTTTCCCTTTAGGCATAGGCATTGCACCTTATATAGGTGGAACGCAATACATATTAGATGCGTTGGATTTACCAGACGAGACTACTAGAATTATAAACAGAACCAATCAAAATGGAGATAGTGCAGATTTTCAAATAAGGAAAGCTGGAGAAAAAATTACTGGTACAGCCACATTACAGAGAGCAAGCACTAGCACACTACTACCTAAAAGTGGTGATACTTTTTATTATACTGGTAGCGTTGTTGGTAGCACAGATTTTTATTTTGGTATAGTAACAGATGTTAAAGTATCCAGAAGTAAGGATAGTGCTGATGTTTTTGAAGTTGGCTTACTGTTGGATTATAAACAAAACACAGCAAAAGATTTTAGAATAAGGAATGTAGCTGGGCTAAATAATACTGAATTTTTCTTTGCCCAAGGTGGTATGACTGGTATGGGTCAAACTTATGATACATCTAGCTTAACCGATAGATTAAAAGGTATCGCTAATGCTAACCTTACTGTGGCTAATATTGGTTACGATTCAACTTTAACAGCTGGAACAACAAGACCAGTAACATTCAGAGTTGCTTACCCTACCGATAAAAACATAGGTGGCACGCACTCACTTACACAAGCATCTAATTTACAAGTGCTATCTACTGAAACTATATCTGGTAAAAAATATAGTGTAGTTAAAGTAGATGCAACAATATCTAATGCCACAGCTGTTGCTGTTGGTCTAGATTTTGAGGACGCATAGAATTTTAAACTAAACACTTAAACAACAAATTATAGGAGAAAATAAATTATGAGCATACCGACAAATGCAACTTTCCCACTAGGCTTTGAGACTGTTACAATCAACTCAGTCACTTACAAGGTTGATGCTGTGGATATATCTAGCGAGACAACTCGTATTATTAACCGACCAGACGAAAATGGAGACGCAAACGATTTCCAAATTCGTAAAGCTGGCGAGAAAATTACTGGCACAATGACCCTACAAAGGGCGACAACATCAACAGCTTTACCAGACTCTGGGCAAGACTTTGACTACGACTTTGATAGAAGTGGTCAAGATAGCTCTTTAACTGTCACAGATGTTAAAGTAAGTCGCTCAAAAGACTCAGCTGATGTTTTTGAGATTGGCGTGCTAGTAGTAACATACCAAGGCTAAGTTACTTTTTTTAGTTGTTTAGTTTTTATAAGTAGCCAGCTTTTCGTGGGAGAGGCTGGCTATACTTGTTTTGACACGCTGGTAAAAGTTATATGATGGGCTACGCAGAGACTAAAGAAAAGGTTGAGTATGAACGCCTAATACCTTGGGCTAGTGCTACATCATATAAAATAGCTGGGTATGAGGTAAGCCAACCCACCTTACTTAGCGTGGTAGATTTACAGCTAAGTCGTAACTTTATCGTAGGGGGCAAATCTGATGGTAAAAATTTAATAGGCGATGTGATCACATATTTATGGCGACACACTAAGCACTACAAAGCTAAGCCCACCCTTTTAACTAAAATACATAAGCACTTTTTTTTAAGAAAAATATCTAAACTTAAATTAGATGAAATTGGTGCTAAGTGCATAAAGCATTTTTCAGATGCCACAAAAGAAAGCCCAGCTGGTGTCGTAAACTTAGATAGGACTGTAAGGAATTTAAAAATGTCTGCTTGCCCTACCATTGCTTACTTAGTCGATGAGGTTTGTGGAGAGTACACCATAACTATTGACGAGTGTATAAATATGCCTATACCAAAACTATTCCAGCTAATCAGATGTATTAGGTTAAGGAAAAAGGGCGAGGGTCGTGGTAGTGATATTTCATACTCAGAGCCAGAAGAGGTTAAAGATGCAATTAAATGGGAGTTAGCAAAAATAAAGGAGGCAACAGAAAATGGCTAAAGCAGATGTAAAGATAACTACTGACTTAGACAGCAGTAAAATGCAAGCTAGTCTAACTCGTATGCGTGGTGGCATTTCAAATATGCTTAAAAGTGCCACATCTAAATTTATAGCACTAGGTGCTGTTATTGGTGGGCTTAGAGGTCTTGGTGGTCTTGGTAAACTCGCTATGGAAGCTGAAGAAGTAGACAGTAAATTTAAGGCTGTCTTTAAAGATTCAGCACCACAAATGGCTAAAGCAGTCGATGAACTTAGGGAACATATACACTTAACCACTACCGAAATGAAAAACAGTCTAGCTACCTATGGGGCTATGGCTGATGGTATGGGGCTTACTGAAGAAGCTGGTATGGTATTCTCTAAAGCTATGGTTAAGCTACAAGGTGACTTGGCATCTTTCCACAACCTAGAATCAGAAGAAGCATTTAATAAAATTAAGTCAGCTATATCTGGTGAATTTGAACCATTAAAGCAATTAGGTATTGTTTTAAATGAGGCTACTGTAAAGCAAGAGGCTTTAAACCTTGGAATATATGATGGCACGACTGCACTTACTACTAGCCAGAAAGCAATAGCTGTACAATCTGCTATTGTACGATTAATGGGTGACGCTGTTGGTGATGCTGAGGCAACCACCGATAGCTCTATGAACTCATATAAAAGGCTAAATGCAGAGCTTAAAAATATGGCAGAAGCTATTGGCGTATTCTTAGTGCCAGCTATTAACCTATTGGTAGACACTACTAGCGTGGTTACAAATAGTGTAAAGAATATGAACAAAGCTAACTTTGTTGCCAAAAGCTCATTTAGAGATGAGGCAACTGAGGCACTTATAGCTGAGGGTGTTTTACGAAAATTTCGTAGAGGCACAGCACTTACAGCTAAAACAGCAAAAGAGCTTGGTGTAAATTTCAGAAACTCAACAGAGAAAACTAGGCTACTATATGAAAAAATATTAGAGCTAGAAGAAGCAGAGAGAAAGCTACAACAGACGCAAGGTAATACAAGTGAAGATCAAGCTGAAGATGCTAAGATAAGAGCAGATGCTTTGTCTGATCAAAAAAATGCTATCGAGGAAATTATAGAGGCAATGGGTGGTGTTTTTGAACAACAGCAGAGCCAACTAAGAGCAAGTGATAAACAAATAAAGAACGCCAAGGCTTTATTAGGTTTAGAAGAGCAAAGGCTAAAAGCATTAGATAAAGCAGATACAAATAAATCTGGTGTTACTACTGATAGGGAAAGAAGAGCAGAAGAAAAACGCCAAAAGGATATTGAACGCCAACGCAGAACAGTTGCTAGAAAAGAAAGGGCATTAGAAAGAATAGGTGGCGAAGAGTCTGCTTTTAAAAAAGAGGCTCAGTCTAGGTTTGGTGACGCTAGCTTACAAGACCCATCTACTAGAGAGGGTAAAATGCTTAAATCTTTTGAGGAGGAAAAAGCAAAGTTACAACAAATGGAGCTAGGCGATATGGCTCGTGATAAAGGTTTAGATGGTAGTGCAACTGGCTCTGACGATGCTTTGGGTGATCCTAAAGCTGGTGGTGCTGGCGATGAAGCTGAGAAAGGTCAGAAAGACGATATGATACAAGTGCTAGAGGAAATAAAAGGCTTTAATGAAACTACCGATGAAAACATAACCAAGGTTAGAGAGCTACTAGATAAGATTGATGGTGCATTAACATAATGGGAGATAACGACACAGACTTTAAAATAGGTGAGGGTACAGATATAACTATACCTTTACGCAACCTATTGGCGATTATAGCTGGTGTAGCAGTAGCTGTTATTGGCTACTTTGGTGTAGATGAGCGTATAATGATGCTAGAACACGAACTAGAGCAAGCACAGCAATATATAGAAGCCAATAAAGACTGGATTGATAATTGGGAGTCAGACGGAATTTTACCACTAGATGTAGAGCAAAATATGAGAATCGAACACCTAGAATGGAAATTTAAAAAGATAGGATTTTAGCAATGAGTGATTTAGTAACAACAGCAATAGCAACTGGTGGCACAAGTTTTGATACAGCGACTTGTATAGGTGGGC